CCTTCATCTAGGTTGTTAGCGTTAGAACTAAACGAGTGCATCTTACGTGCATCCGGGTCGTAGATAGAAATACAGTGGAGATCTTTTAACCCAGCAAGGGTAGGCCAGAAGTCTATCGCGTTGGTCTCTATATCAAAGTAGAGCATCTTATGTTTTTTCATTCTTAGTTGTTGTTAATGTTGGGTGCCGGTCTATTCCCGGCTGTCATGGTTTGTTTTACTTCGTCCAAAGGAAGAGGGAGTAGGCTACCTAGCCATTAAATTAACATCTCGCCCCATTGTTCAGCCATCGCATCCGCAATGCCTTGGCAAGTGACTGACCTATTCTTCCACCGATCTTTACCGGGTGAAGCATAGTGAACTTTGTGTGTCTGGTTCTTGGGAAGGGATAACATCTCTTGCTTTACATTCATCGTTTCGAAAAGTGGCGGTAAATTTTTTAACCAAAAACCTGTCGCCTTACTTTCGGTGTGACCAAACATCCACGGCTGCACGATCTGTGACTGCTTACTTCCGATGATCTCGCGAGCATAGCGGTGCATGATCGGGTTCTCAACAGCAATGTGAGTTATGTTAGAAGCGTTAAGTAACTTCTTAAAGAACTCAGCCGCATCAAACAATTTAAACCACCGAGTGATGTCAGTGTGTAAGTGCTTAACACCAGAGTTAGTTAGGTAGGTGCAAGGTGGGTGAGCAATCATCAAATCAAATCTTTGGTTTAACAATTCAGTAACATCACCCATGTGGTGTGGGCCGGGAGCTTCACTAGGAAGTATGTCACAGCTAATCGCATCGTGACCACGCTTGATGAAAGCGTCCCTAACAACACCAGAGAACTCACAGGCTACCAAGACTTTCATAACTCTTCAAAAGTATACTCACTCATGCGTCCGGTAACAGGATTAAATGCAAGGTTAGTTGCGACTCCGGTGTCACCTGAGAATCTATTCTTTAACACACGAACCGTTGTAACATGCTTATGCTCAGTGTCTTGCTGGTTTCGCTCCAAGCCTATCACCATGTCAGAGAGTTGTGCAATCGCAGCGGAACCACGGAGGTGAGCAAGAGAAGTTTTGTTACCCTCTTCGTGACCTCGGCCTTCCGATGGACGCTTAAGGTGTGACACCAGGATCAATGCGATGCCGCACTCCTCCACTAAAGCGCGAAGCTTGGTCATAACATTATCAATCATCCGGCGTTCGTCTCCATCTTGCATACCACTGACAACAATGCTGATGTGATCAAGAATAACATACTCGACATCCATTGCCTTCGCCATGTGCATCACGTGCGATAACAAACGATCCGCATCAAGACTACCCCAGTGATCATATAACCACATGCGACCAGACCCGACCGTGTTTACGTACGCTTCGTCGAAGTTGGTGTCGGTATAGTTAACTTCGGGATCAAGGTGAAGAAGCTTACCCATCTCAAGACCAACGATGCCGAGTGCTGTGCGCTCAATGGATTCCTCCAATGCTATGTAACCTACGCTGTGTTCAGTGGTGGTAAGGATGTGGTGAGCAATGATACGACACACCTGTGACTTGCCGATCCCAGAACCGGCACAGAAGGTAACAATCTCTCCCTTACGAATACCACGTGTCATCTCATTCAGCCCGTCGAACGGATACGGTATGCTTGCGGTGTTCTTCGGATTGGTCAGGCGGTCGTGGATGTCCGTTCCAGAGATGATAGCATCTGGCCTCCATGCGTTGGCTTGGAAGATCGCGTGAATAACATCCCGGCTCCGTTTGTTGATGAGACATTCGTTAGCGTCCTTTAAGGGTAACCGGGCGACCTTAGCTTTACCGCTTGGAAGGATACCAACAACATCCTCTACTGCTTTCCGTCCCGGCTCATCCTCATCAAACATCAGGATCACCTCGTCCCATTTGTCGAGACACTTAAGGTTCTGCTTGAATACCTTAGCGGCACTGGCTGCACCTGTAGGTAACGAGACCGTAGCGTATTTGTTATCTTGCATCTGGCTGACACTCAACGCATCGACCTCCCCTTCAGTAACGACAAGCTTCATTCCCCCCATAGGGTGTAGGTGTTGACCATAGAAGCGATCCGAGATGTCACCGAGGATCATAAATTGTTTGCCTTCGAACCTTAGCTTCTGGCCTTGCAGCTTGCGGTCGTCGTCGTAGTAGTCAGCGATGTGACAGGCCCGTCCGTTGTAGTCTCCGATGCGATACCTCATGTGCTTACAGGTGTCGAGTGTTATGTGACGTGCTGGTATGTCACTGTATCTTCCGGTCAAGAACTTGTCCGAGTCGGAGTGTAAAGGTTTTGTTATTTTCATAGTAGTGGGTGGAGGTGTTGGTGCAGCATCGGCACGGTCATAGGTATTGCACGAATGGCAAAAGGTAGAACCGTCTTCGTTAACACACAACGCATCCGATGCACCGCACTTGTCGCACGGCTGGTGGGTTGCTATATACATCTCTTGTTTTTCTTTTTTACATTAGTCGAACCACGACCGAGGGATGGACTTCTCGCACCACATGATGCCGTGCTTGTCACACCAGTCACCATAGGTTGTCTTGCTCCTCTTGTTTAAGGTGTTCGAGGCTCGCATAAAGACGAAGCGTATGTCGAGGTCAGGGTGCTGCCTTTGAATTAACAAATGCTTTGCCCTGTCTGATGACATGAAGCGACCTTTAGCCTCAAGGATAACACCATTATCCAAGACGAAGTCCGGGGTGTAGTGGTGGTTCTTAACATACTTGATCCGTTGGGACTCGTATGTAAACTTGACCCCTGCTTTTTTCATTGCAAGGGCCAAGCGTTGTTCAAATTTAGAACGGAATCGAGGCATCCTTATCCGTGCTATCGTTTTCAAATGCGTCACCAAGATCCTCGGACACGAAGCCGCCTTCGTGGGCATCAAAAGAAAAGGCATCGCTTTTAGGCGTGTATTCCTTAAGATCTATAATCTGTGCTGCTTTAAGTCTTAAGGTATAACCAACGCCTTGTGCTGGAACATGCCACGCAAAGGGTTCTACTGAAAGCCGAACCTTAGAGCCTGATCCGATATTAAGATCGTCGTTAATTTTTTTTCCAGTTGAATCAAAGAGTGCTATTTGGAAGGTTATAAGTTTTCCTGCCACGTTTTTCTGAGCTATTTGTTTAGAAAATAACTCATACTCATTGTCCTCATTAATACGCAAAGGGAGCTTTTCACGGCGTTTAAGGCTTGTCTGGCGGCTTTCCCTTACGAATCGCTCGTATTCCTGGTCAAACCAAGGATTGATTTGCGCCGAGACCGTTTCAAAGTCGTCCTTAGAAAGGATCAGCTTGCACGAATAAGATCCAACCTCATCAAACTTAGTGTCAGGTTTAACCAGCTTTGGATAAAGGGCGGTGCCAATAGGCGTTGTCAGTAGTTTCATTATTCTTATTGTTTAGGTTTTTTGGTTTCTTTGTTTTTCTCAGTGTTTTACCTTTAACTGAAAAAGTATTTAGAGTCGCGTAATGTGTTAACATCAAAAGTTCCGTAGTCCGGTAGGCTTGGTAGCTCCTCGTAAGATTCGTTTTGCCACGCTTCGGCTAGGTCTGCAAGAATATCTTTTGTGAACATCTCCGAAAAACTGTCCCGGAGTGATGACGCAAGTGTCTCGCAGTTGTTACTGTGTGTGGCGAAGCTGTCGTGGATCATAGCAAAATCATACAAGCCACGCTTCCAACTCTCGTTTACACTCAGGACCAAGCCAGCAGCATCCAGGGAATGTACAACATTAGGGGCTACACCATTGCTCTGTCGTCTTGGGTCGAGGTCGTCCGTAGCATCCTTGAATCGCACCGATGTTAACGATCCGTTCAACCACGTGCTGACCTTTCGACTCACTTGTTTGCGGTAGTCTTGACTGACCCGGAACCCACTAGGTGTTGTCCACGTTAATGGTAGCTCCTGTCTTGTCATCAACCGAGAGACATCCTGGAACCAGTCCATCACTTGCTTAGGTTTGGTTAACAAATCTTGGATGCTGTCCCATAGGGCGTCACCAAGATACTTGATGGCTGGATACATGTGACTCCGACCAAACACACAGTCAATCCCACGCTCTCTTCGGGTGGTGTCATACCAGTCAGCGACGTAATCCCTGTTGGAGTAAGGAGTTAGGCCGTAACTGTAACACATCACCGGACGCTTTGACATCTTGCGGTCGATTCCAAACTCAACCCAAAGCCGTGCGTAGTCCCTTCCCTTGGCTGCATCCTGCTTGAGCTTACCCAACGTGTGATCCGAGACCAACCTATAGATGTCTTGAGGTGTTTCTGTTGGTGACACGTTAGTTGCAAAGCACCCCTCCTCGTCACGACTTAACAATGACAGAAGCTGAAGGCCACTGTTGGTTGCATCCATCGCACAAGGCAGGAACGTCCTAAAATTTTTCGACCGTTTCGTGTGATACTCGGCCCACTCAAAGCACCACGCCAACGCTTGCCACGGTTCATCCGCATCGGCCCACTCTCGGTTGGACTTAGGGTCGTTAGCAATTCGTATCGCATCCCGTGTGAACCCATCGGCCCACTTTAGGCGTGTCTCAAAGTCACACTTGTCGTTACCGAAACAGTTAGCCCCGTGTATCCCAAGCCATCTTAGGTCGTCATCGGACTTTATCGGATTCCCTCGGTGGAATTGTAACAATCCTCGACAGTGGTCCGGGCCTTGGTAGTTAAGGTAACTTGGCACCTGATAGACTCGACCGCGAAAGTCACACGATGACGGCATGAACATACGCTCTTTGCGAAACTTCCGGGATAACATCAGGATCTTAGAGATAAGGATGCGCTGTGAACCCAACGAGGTGTTATAGGCTGCTCGCTCGCGCTTGTCGTCCCTCCAGTTCCGGGTTTCCTCGACCGACATGTGATCACCGGGCCACTCAGGTAGCTCTAGGTCGTTCCTAGGCGGTAACCCAATCTGTAAATCTTTCTCCCAAGCCCACTCAAGCATCTCAAGGACTCGGTTGTTAATGGCATAGGGTGTCTCTTGGATGAGGTTAACCGCGTTGTAAACCTGGGGCATGTCAGGTGCCATCCTTAGGACATTACGATCAGAGCATCGGATGAACGGAAGCACAGGTAGTCCTTGGTCCTTATTGATGCCGTAGCCTCCCCCAAACACCTTGTGCCACGGCTCCGGGCTTTCCACCATAGGCAACCAGAAGGGTAACAATAGCTCGCGGTAGGTGTCGTAGTCGTTGATCCACTCTCTAGTAACATCAGAGATCTCCACCATCCGCATCGGCTTGTATTGGCGGCGCTGGCGTTGAGCCTTGTCAGTAAACTTAATTAAGCCGGTCCTGTCATGGACAATCTCAAGCAACATAGAGCCACACGAGATGCGATCCCGGCGGGTCCAGTCGCTCCACTCCATGTCCTCACTCCGGGCGGTCTTGTGGAGGTAGGCGCTTTGAGTTGCTGGTCCACGGCTCGCTAAGTCTTGCATACGCTTAACCAATCTCGACCCGAACTCGTGGTTACGTATGAAGTTGTCGGATAGCAGTTGGTCCTCGACGGCCCGTCCTAAGCGAAAACACACACTAGCATAGGATCGGGGCTCGTCGAGGACATCTAAGGTAGCCTTTACGGCTATCAGTGCTATCGGGCGAAAGTCTTTAACATCACATAAACAGCGTTGCCACTGTGACTTGTTCTTTATCTTCTGGACTGTAGGAAGCAACTCAACTAGGCCCAACGTAACTGGCTCCACACCTTCACGCATTATGCGTCTTCCGGCGTTGGTAAGGGAGCCTTTATTACTGGTCCGGTTCTTGCGATACCTTTGGACCCCGAGATCCAACATCTCTTGGTTGAGTTCGTTTTGTTCCATATGTGAAGGAGTTGATAAGGGTGTTCAATGACGGTAAACAAGCAACCGCGCCCGAGATTCTCCCTACGATTCTAGTCCCTTATCAAGAATCTTGTCGCGTTTCCGCATCAAGCGATCTCGCTTCTTGACGATCCTAGCAATGCGCTGGGATAACATCAAGCATTCATCTTCCAATATCTGAACTTTTATCTGGTCCCGGTGGGACAAGTATTTACGCTCTATTTTCATATGGTGGTTGTGGGGTGTTGGATTTCGTAATCAATCTCAGCAATAACATCTTTAAGATAAGGAGTAGGGAAAACCTTGGTCTCCTTTGATCGGTTGGTGTCCTTGTCAATTATCTTGGTGACGTGAACGAGGTTCTCTTTGACCAACGCACGTAACGCTACCTGTATGGAATCCCGGCTGGTCCTCATCATGGCCGCAAGCTTGGTGTTAGTGATTCCAGGTTTAGCCACAACGGCAATGCAAAGGGAGGCCCGATACATGGTGTTGATGTTAGCCCGACGGAACAACTCGGTGGTAAGTATTAGGTGCTTCATTTTTCTAATATGTCACGGGCTGCTGCGAGATCACTCGGCACAAGCTTTGCGTATCTCAATGTCATGTTGATGTCCTTGTGTCCCATCCAAGATTGGACCACCTTGATGTTAACACCCTTGGATAACAACCTAGTCGCACAGGTGTGACGGCACGTGTAGAAGACAAAATTTTTCAAAGCTTCCGGGTCTTTTCGACGCAACCTTGCCCATTCTCGGGTGATTCTATAGGACGTGTATCGCTTCCACTCCCCAACGGTTTCGAGGGCCTCCAAGGCTTTCTTTGTTAACGGGATGGTCCGCGGCTCCCCGTTCTTGGTTTTAACAATATCGATCACCGGCCCAACGATAGGGTCACGTCTGATCATGGATGACTTTAGGCCCAACGATTCCGATGGACGAAGACCGGTCGCAATGGACCAACGGAAGAACAACCGAAAGCCCTTGTCGTCAATGAGGGACT